CATCTAAAAGTTTAGCAATCTGTTTTGCTATTTGATCTAAACGCGTTGCACTTGTTATGCGTTTAATATCATCACCTAATCCTTTACTTGACATATTTACTCCCATTTCTTATTTTGTTTAATAATTGCATCATAACCGTTTGCCATTGAGGCGTATATGGTATTTCAAATACTCGAGTACCTGGATATGTATAGGAACGTTCAGGATGCATCAATTGCATATGTCCTGTATCATCAATGCCTAATACTTTATATGCTACATTGCGCATTGTTATTTTATTGCTAGGTATCATTGTGCAACGACCTGGAAAATCCCATTGACCATTTGGATGGGCAACGCCTTTGGTTTGGTGCATTATATCATTCCAATCAGACTCGGTAAGTTTGCGTTTACCATTAACATGTTGTGCTAAAGATTCTATAACATTTTCATATATTACAAGTTGCCCCATATTCAATCGTTGCAACATCTCTTTGAGTTTATCAATCATTCCGTTATTACGAAGATGTTTAAATGCTAAGTTTTCAATTGAATACTCACCCGCTGCATCTAATCCAGCTTGCCGAAGATTTCGTAGTTTAACTAATATACGTTCTATTTTTGATATAGCATCTGAATCAGTTTCATCGATTTTGTTTATTTCATATTCATATGGTTCAGCCTTTTGACGAATTAAATCATCATCAATTGAAACCATATCCGCATTTGGTTTACGTAACCATTTGTTTTGTGTTAATGAATATATGCCAACTGAACCGTGTAAATTTTCATTTGAATCTTGAGCATACAATTCAATATTCATACCCTTATATGTTAATGGGTATTTTGAATTCCAAATACTTTTTTTAGCTTGAAGATATTTTTCTACTAAATATAAGTTATCACCAACCTTTAAATAATTGATAACAACGTGCAAATCAATATCACTATGTTCTGTCCAATTGTAATTAGCATTACTACCAATCATGATAATATCAATTACTGGAGCATCAACTTCTAGAAAATCATAAAATGCCGAAGCAATTTTTAAAAATCCAGCACATAACTTCTTAGGCAGACGATCGCCTGTCCATAACTTAGGATTAAGTTCTTGTTGTGTTTGGTATTCGTTAAGCATTTTATATAAATATCATTACTTCCAAAAGAGCTGAACAAGAAGTAAGGACAATGCTAATAATAATGATACAGCTGTTTTCAAATTAACAGCTTCGCCTTTAAACATGTAAGTCATAAACGTAAACACAAAAATGCCAGCAATGAATGATGTGAATCGGCCGGGCCAAAATTGTCCCCCAAATCCTGATACTGCATAACGAGTTGCTTCCATGAACGCCCATGTTATAGGAACTCCCAAAAACATCAAAGAAATCTTATATGTTCTTGCCCATTGCCAAAGCAACGGTCCATTTACTTGAACCCATACTACAATTTGACCTAATAAGAAAATTAGAATGGATGCTGCAATATGTCGATAATTCATTTATAAAGATTTTAGCATTGCAATCATACGAGGACAAGGATAAATATCCGATTTATCTTTGCGATAAGAATTATGAGTATAAACGCCCGGTTCTCCTTGCAAAGCTCGCGTTGATACTGTCCATAAGTCATCATGTCGGTATGTTAAATCAATGCCATATGTTTCATTCCAATACACCAATAATTGACGCGTTGATTCAATTTGTGCATCTGTATATCGATGATAAAATTTATGTCCTTTATACGGAATTTCTAATTCAGTAACTTGATCTGCAGGAACTTCGCGATCTACATAGTTATAAAATTTGCCATTAACTCGATCCAATGGCCCCCAGTTACAAATCTCAATACCAATTGCATGTTTATCTAATGATCGGTATGGTAAACCTTTTGATTTGAATACATCTGGTTTAATTCCTAGATGATAACCCCAATGCTTAGATGAAAATGCTTGACAAATTTCACCATCATATGTATCTTTTGATTGACCTTTACCTGAAATTGTAACGCAAGTTGCAATGCGACCTCTATCATCCGTATCCCACATTCTAATAGTGCCAATGCCAGAAGAGTTACCTGCAGTATGATGAAGTACAATTTGTTTCTTTTCGGTTGCTTCTTTTATGTATTGCGATTCTCGCAATGGAACTTGTTTGATTTTTGATGTATCTAGTTTCATAACTTAATCTTTTTTTCTCGTACCTTTATGTAAATCAATTTTATCTAATATGTCTGTTAATAATTTTCCTTCAATAAATCCTGCTATTGAAGCATTTTTCAAAGCACTAATGATTTGGAAGAATATAAATGGCAACAATATTGTTTCACTCAGCCAACTTGTTCCTGGAAATCCTTTTTCAATAATTAACAACGTTGTTAAAAACATGATCCAAACTATACCAGTTCTTAAAATTTTAAGAGCTTTACATGTTTTAAAGCCTTCTCGGCGCGTTCCCGCAATAATTCCGAATATACCATCTAATGCTACAGTAACAACGATTGCTAAATATTGTTCGGCGTTATCCATTGTTAGGTTTAATAAATACGTGCAAAGAAATGATACTGTTGTTGCTACTGACATCAATAATCCTGTTTTCATTCTACTCATACCTTTTTCATACAGTTGGTTCATCATCTTGTTTCTTTTGTTGGTTTGAAAACTTGTCTACTACAGTTCCAAACATGGCAGCAATAACAATATATTCTATAGCATCAACTAAATATTCTGCAGGTGCAATAGATTTTGAATAAAGTGCATTGACAAACATTATAACTAGCAAAGACACAAATCCAACTGCGCTGATAACACGCTTTGACGATACATCGCCTGATCGAGCATCTGATAACATGCGTTGAAAAAAGTTTTTGCTTTTACTCAATGTAATCCTTACGTTTAATAACAATTGTTTCATGTATAAATATGTTATTGTTTCGTTTTAATTAGATTTTTTTCATAAGTATTAATATGCATTATGGTAATTTTAAGATTTCCTAATTCAAATTGCTCACCAGGTTGTGTAAATTCTTTTAGAAGATCAGTTGCATTTAGAATTTCTGACAGCTGTTGAACGTAATTAAAATCTTGTTGTGTGAATTTATTGCCATCTATTTCAACTACAATATCATCATAATCATATCGGTCCGCAACCGTCAATGAATGGCATCGTTTACGTAAATCATACAATGTCTTAGGCTGTTCTGTTGTTACATACTTCATCCATTCTGCATCAGAATAGATTCTATCACACCATGGCTCTAATGCATGTAAAAGTTGTTGACTGCAATTTTCTATACGAATTGCAACGTTGTATTTAGGAAATATAATAGGATGTTGATATTCATCATTACGTATCCAACTACCCCATTTGCGAATATAATTTCGTCCTGCTTTTTCCGAAACTTGTTTGAAATAATCATCGTCTTTACCAACTTCTTCAGTCCATCGATGGCCTCTGCAAGTTAAATGATATACAAATGCATCGCGACTTTGAATTAGTTCATATCCAGATAAAATCCAACGTTGAAAAATATCCGAATCTTCATATGGAAATGGGGCAAATAATGGATCGTGGCCGCCCATTGCTTGAAAATCCGTTTTATACAAAATCCATGGCGCAAACATTCCTTTAGTTGTTTGATTTTTAAATTCGGCTTGAAGCTCCTGGCAATACAATTCAAAACCTAATACATTTAATGTATCAAAATCTTGTCCAAAATCCATAATGATTTTTTCTTTTCCAGCTGGATGTAATGGTGGTTCAATACGGGTTGCACAAACAACTTTTCCAGGTTCTAAGTGCTTTATCATGTTTTCAATATAATTCGGTCCTAAAATCATATCAGCATGTAATATACCTACTATTTCGTTAGTAGCCATATCAATACCTTTATCATAAAGTATTGTATGTCCTACACGATCTTCGCTTCTAAATGAAACACATTCTTGTTGTTGAATCCATTCCCACGAACCGTCAGTCGACCCATCATCTAATAAAATAATTTCTGCTGCAGGAGCATGCTTCTTAATACTTGCGTATACATTCTTAAGATGTCGCAAATTGTTGTAACTAGGAATTACTAATGTTATCATAATTTTTGAATTGTTAATGCCCATATAACATTGGGCGTGTGAATATTATATACTGAATAATACTTTGGATCATTGATTTCAGAACTCATTTCATCCCAGTTTTGAAAATCAGCTGAATAATAAAATCGTTCGTTGCTTATTTGAAAACCATGTTTATTTAAAATTTGTTTGATTAATTCTTGTCGCCGATAATCATAGTACCGAAGAAATGGCTCTCCTGATTCTTCATAATTCATATACGGTCCAGCTGGTAATGTTATGATAAGTTTTGAATCTGCATCTTTAAGTAGTTTACATGATTTTAATATTCCTCGAATATCATGATTCCAATAGCATACATCATCTTCTACTAATCCATCGGCCATTCTATTACCAGCAAACCAGAATCCAAAGTGCTCAAATACTGAAATTGAAATAATATAATCAAATTGACGAGTTTCATCAAATTTAATGAAATCGCATTGAATATGTTCCCAGTCCGTATTTTGTCTTAACCAATATTCTGGCAAAGATGGCATAATGTCTGTAGTAGATACAGTTGTAAATCCTTTTTCATGTATAGTTTCTGAAATACCTTCATATCCACCTTGACATTCTCCAATAATTAATACTGATTTTGAATTATCAGTTAGCTGATCTGCAAAGTATGGAACTTCTACGATCTTTGTTCCTTTCAATTGATTCATATTGTATAATTTTCTCCGTAATTTCTTAATTTGAAATATAAATCTTTATATGTAGAATTAAGAAAATAATTGTACATTCCATGTTCGGCTCGTTGACAAAATTCAGATACGCCGATATTGATTTTATTTTCTTTAAAGGTCAATGAATTCATGTGAGTAATTGTATTATTATCTGATACTATAGTTTTTAATCTTAAAGAATCTGCAACGCATCCGGCATAAAAATCTAAGCCCCAACCATGTATTAACTCTGCAGGAAATTGTTGAATTTGTTCTAAAATATCTCTTCGAAGTAACGGAGCTTGGAAATCTATCCAACTAACTTCTCGCAAACCTTTTCCCCAATTCCACATTTGTTTCCAATGACATTGTTCAATTGATGCATTGATAACAGTTGCAGAATATACTGCAGCATCTGAATCTTGTGCTTCTCGTAATGATGTAGTTAAAAATGCAGGACCATGAAATACTAAATCGTTGTTTAAAAAATATAAGTATTCATGTTTTGTTTGTAAAAAATAATCAAGTACTACATTAAATCCGCCGCCAAAATATACATTTTCTTCTAGACGATGCGTAGTTGCGCGTGCTAAAGATTCTGTTGATCCGTTATCCACAACCATTAATTCACATTGTTCAAATAATGAATCTCGTTTCAATTGATTTATTAAATTATCCGTCCATTCCGGAAGATTATGATTAAGTGTTGCTATTAACATATGGTGGATAAAGTTGTTCGAATATAAAATCCGTTTTAAATAAATTAAGATATTTTTTATAGTTTTCCAAATTATTTGAGTTAATCCATCGTTCAATATATGGATGTAAATCATTAAATGAACAGCTAAATCGATTTTCTAAATATGGAAAATAACCAGATCTGGAAACTATGAACGGAAATACGCCCTCAAAATAATATCGATCTAATTTGTTAGTAAACCAATTGGGCGAAATTAATTTAAAAAAATTCTTGATTGGTTTATTATTTATTACATAAATTGTATGAATATAAAAAAAGTTTGCATGAGTACATGGTAGTTGATTAGACAAAATATTTGACATTAAATTAATTTCGCAATCTGTATTTTCATAGTCAATATGTGATTCATATTCTAACCCTAACATTCCATATGAGCCAATATCATTATTTGAATTAATAAATGTTTCTACATCGGTAGATTTTGATAACAAATTATCAATATACCATTCGCGCAAATAATCGCTATGCGAATTAACACCGCTTTTAGTATGAATAAACCAATAATTTTCATATTCTTTTTTTGATTCATATAAATGTTTTAATGCAATCTGATATGCAGATGCATCACTTAAAGAATATAATTCGGGCAAACATCGATCCATAGATATAACGTTAATGTTATACGTACGAATAATATCTTCGACACATGATAAACTAACATGATTGATACCTATGAAGATATCATGATTGCTAAATTCAGATTCAAAAATTTGTAAAAATCTATGCAATACAAATAAACGATCTTCCGTCAGTATAGTGCAAGAAAAAATTACGCAACTTTTCATTTTTTAATGATAAACGCTATTGGTGAAACGTTACCCATTTCGATATTCAACTGTGCAATATTGTCGTTAAGATATTGCATTTCATAATCAGTCATACAATTACTTTGGATTTGTTTTGTTTTATTAAAATCATATAGCATTGCTAACGTATCAGTATCGCCCGTTCTAGTGTAATTAGGATTACCTGATGTATGTAAATCTTCAATAACAAAGATACCGCCAGGTTTTAAATATTTAAACATTGTTGCTAATGTAATTTGCTGTTGATGCATCCAATGCCCGCCGTCATCGATAATAATATCATATTCATTAAATGTTTTTGATACTAGAAATTCCAATTGTTTTCGATCTGATTGATCGCATATATGAATTTGAGTATTTGGTAACTGGATATGGGATAAATCTAAAATATCAACGCCAACTAAACAACCCGTTTCAAAATAATCTCGCCACATTCGAAAGCTTTCGCCTTCCCATAGTCCAATTTCTAAAAAAGTTTTTAATGAGTTTCTGTATTTAGAAAAGTATTTTTCATAAATTTGTAAATAATTATGATATACATTGCCTTTATCGCTACGATAGTTTTTACTAATTTCTTCTAAATTTTGTTTCATAAGTTTATTCCATAAATTGATATATTGATTGCATACCTATACCCAAATATAGTTTTGCAATTTTAGTTAGATCATATCCAAACTTTACATCATAATCATATTGATTTGGATAATGATAATTTTTAAATAATGGCCCGCGCGGTACTAATCGAATTACTTGACTATAAAATAACCATTCGCCATACCACGTAAATTCAGACCCATTTACGCGAATTAAATCGCTAAACTTTAATCCATTTGGTTGAATGTATTTAGTTTCTAAACTTTGCCAAACTTTAGAAGACCATATGGTAGGCCCGGGGCCGAAGTCATAAACAGCGCCGCGTCTTCCAAATAATTCCATGATTTGTAATCGTTCTTGTAAAAATGATTGATACGGATCAAATCCTAATGGATGCTTATCTAGAAATTCAAAAAATGATTTATATTCATGACAAATCGTATATGGTGTTTTCTCATCAAACATGAAATCGCTAACATAAAATGGTTTGATAAAGAAACAATCTGAATCTATGCATACGTAATTTTCGCAAAGCTCTAACTTCCAAAATTGACTTTTAACAATTTGTTGTCCTTTCCAACCGTCGTTATTAGAATCAATTGATTCATCTTCTAATAGTTCATAACCCGTGGTTCCTAATAGCTGTTTAAATAAATTAATATCTTTCTGCGGCACCGAAATAAAAAATGGTATTTGATCTACGTTGAATTTTATAACGCTATCTAATAATTTTTTAGCTATATGTACATCTTTATCATAGCTTTTACAATACAAAACTATTTTATGCATACAATGTAACTATTTTATATGATTCAACCAAACCTTGTCCTTTTTTCATACATTGAAAATTACTATGAAATCCGTCCAATACAAAATCTCCAAAATATTCATGATGAATTTGTGATTTAAATTCATGTAACATTTTTTTCTTAAAATAATAAAAATCTCCCAAAGAAACAAATAAATTAGGAGTCCACTTATCTAACGTTGATGGAGATTTATATTGAATTATACTATACGGAGTAATTCGTGCCAACGGTGCGGCAAATGAAGAAATTAATACATGTTCAAAATGACTATCAAATTGCGTAGTAGTCATAATGCAATCATAGTGATATTTTTTTGTAAAATTTGTTTCTATATAATTTATCCATTCGTCGACACCGCGTTCTTTCAAATATTTAACATCGCTAAAATATAAATTACAATTTTTAGAATTTGTTACCGACCATGCATTTTTTACCTCTTGAATACGCGAAGGTCCAGATGATGTATCACAATCTCCCCCTTGTGTTAAGCATAGTATATCGAATTCTGTATCTGCATGTTTAAGAATAACCCCTGCCATACTATATTCAGTATCATCTGGATGCGGACTTAAACATAATACTCTATTAAAATTTAAAAATTTCATTTACGTGTTAAATTAAATTTAAAACCATGTGGTACATATACTCTAATACCATATCTTCTAGCAAAGTCTCTAAATGCATCTGTTACTACATCGTGCACGCCGGTATAACTAAAATCATCTACATTTATTTGTAAATCATTCAAATATAAATATGGATATTGTGCATTAATGGTAAAATTTTGAACTTCGTAATATGACATCAAATCTTTAAAATCTGATATCAAACCTTCTAACATTTGAATTTTTTCTTCTAATGTTGGTTCAGTTACATGTTTAATTAATTTAGCAGGAGACCCAGCATAAATAGCCTTAGATTCTAATAAAGATTTAGTTATTGTCGAATGCGAACCAATTACTACATTATCAGCAATATCAACGCCGCTCATTATAACTGTTTTCCATCCTACGATGACATTGTTACCAATATTAATTTCTTTAAACACTCTAGGATATCCTTCTAAAATAGAATACCAAAATCCATGAGTAATTAAATCAACATCATGTGATAATCCAACATCATTTCCTATAGTTACAGGACTAGCTAAATTTATATGGCCAGTATGGCAAACCATTCTATCACCAATGTGTAATTTAGCATATGGAAAGTTAGAGCCACCGCCGCCAATAATCATACCGCGAGAATCAGTAGGTCCGTTGTAAAAATACTCTCCAATAATTATTTCTTCTGCATTTGCTGTAAATCGGTCTCCAATAATACTATTATCACCTACTTTGAATTTTCCCTTGCAAGTAATTTTTACATCTTTTCCAAATTTGACATTATTACCAATTTCTAATTCATCTGCAACAATGTGCACATTTTTAAATAAATTTTTATATTCTTGCATTAAATTATTCCCCCGCTAATATTGATATTTTGCCCTGTCATATAACCAGTTTCAATCAAATATTCAATAGTATTATATAATTCTATTATCATACCCCAACGCTTTGCCGGAATGTTATTTTTTATAGTATCCCTGAATGATTCGGGTATTTTATATGTTAGTCCGCCATCGAAGTATCCTAATTGTAAACTATTGCAATTGATATTCTTGTTAGCATTTTCTAATGCTACAGTTTTTGTAAAACTATCAACAAATCCTTTGCACCCAGAATATATTCCAGTACTAATAACGGGATGATCTGCTAATACTGATGAAACTAGTATGATACGGCCAAATTGTTGTTCTCGCATTGTATGTAAACAATTGGCTACAACATTTATAGTACCTTTTACATTTATATCAATTTGTTTATTAATCTGTTCTAATGTAGATTCATTAATTTTATGAGCAAATGCATCATGATTAAATCCACTTAAATTAATAACAATATCAACGTGATTTGATTCAAAAAATGATTTAACCTGTTGAAAATTAGAAACATCTACATCTGCAGATCTAATACTTAATACATTGTATTTTTCTTGTAGTAGCGGAGCTAATTGACTGCCTAATCCGCCGCCGCCTCCAAAAAGCGCTATTGTTTTCATCGTTTTCCTATAAAAATTTCTTGCGTATCTGCAGATTCATTAAGTACATATTCATTGCCAAAATATTCTCGCAAATCATTAAAATATTTTGTTTTATCATGAAAAAATAATCCATGTAAGCTAATATGCATATTGACATTAATAGTTTTCCAAAAGGGATCTTTTAATAGTTCACATTCGTAGCCTTCGATATCAATTTTAATAACTGATACATCATTATCTGTTAAATTATATTTTTCAAATATTTGTTGAATTGATATAGTATTACACTCTATAGAATTATCTAATTTTGTAAAGCTACTAACGCCGCCGCCTAATTCGGCAGCACCGATACTTATCTTTGGTTCAGCTGACACAGCTACATTTTCGCAAATTATGTTATCAAACATGTTTGATTCTACATTTTGAATCAAATATTGATATGCATATGGGTCTGGCTCGAAACATAAACATTGTTTGGAATATTTTTGTGCTACTAACGATATAGGACCTTGCCATGCACCGATATCTATAAATGTTTTATCTTTGCTTAGATGCGGCAGTATTGCATCATATGTTTGATTTTCCCATTGAGTTGGATATATATGTGTCCAAAAATTATCTAATTCCGGGGTTGAATTATTTACTACAAAATCAACGCCGCCTTTATTTAAATGTATCATTTTACCTCCACTTTACTTGACCAATTACTACTATGTTTATTCATATGCGTTAAATAATATTTTTCATCATCTGGTAACGCCTCCGGATTATAATAAAATGGTGCATGTTTTACGATATACGGGTCTCCCGCTCGTAATGTATCATCACTCCATGTTGGTATCGTCCCAGGTGCATGTACTGCAAACGTTGTATCTATAGGATGTGGATATAATTCAACGTTACCATCAATAATTCCATTTGTCCAATATGTTGATTCATAACTATGTACCCAAGCATTTAAAGGATATGATAAATCCAAATCATCAATTTTTATCGACATTCCTACTTTAGATCTATTATGACGAATTGCATAATCAATTAAATCATTAATAAAATTTTCTGGTACTGTGTCTAATGGAATTATATCACTATCATTGAATACAAACCATTGCGATGTTATTTCTAAAAACTTAGGATGTCCCATCATTACTAAATCTCGAAATGTATGACATGAATTATCAGTAACATCGTTGTAAAACACATCAACGCCTGATTGTAAATACCATTCTAATAAAGGTTGGTATGATGATTGATTATCAATTATTGTTATATTATGATAACCTTTTTTCCGTAAAACCGTAACTTGATCAATTAATGGATATAATCTATCTCGATTCAATATTACGATTGGTATGTTTTTATTCATTGTTTAATTCCTTGTATCATTCCATATTCATCAAATTGAGGCATTCCGCCCCATTTGCTTAACCATTTTTTTATATTTTCTTGTTCAGCTTGTATTTGTCTAGAATCCGATTTACCATTGTTTTCTTCTAAACGATGTGATCCGCGGGCTCCGAAATGCCAAACTAATGAATTTGCAGGTAATACAAATTTTACACCATGTTTCAACATTCGAAGAAATAAATCCATATCATCCCACGATGCCGGAGCAAACAATGAATCGTTGCCGCCTACTTCATCCCAAACTGATTTTTTTACTAATCCTGATACGCCTTCACCCTTAGGAATTTCAATATCTTTATTTAATCGAATAAAATCTGCAGCCCACGCATCAAAATAATTAGTATCAAAATCATCATGATATGCACCAAATAATTCTTTAGGTACTATTGCAGTCCCAGGTCGTTGTGTTGGATTATTAAACATATCAGGTTCGATTCTATGTGAATTCACCCAAAGTTTTTCATTTAGATATTTTTCATGAATATCCATTAATGATTTATCCCAATCTTTAGTTACATAAAAATCAGAATGAAGAAACATTATATACTCAGTTTCAACATGGTCAGCACATATGTTCATGCCCCCGCCGATACCTCGAACATCGATGTTTTTAGGTTCAATGATTAAAGTTAGATTGTATCTATCTTGATTTTCTTGCAACCATTCATTGGTACCGTCAGTACAATTTTCTGCATGTATAATAAATGGTGCATCTTTATAGTAACTATTTTTCCTAACAGATTCAATTGCTATCTTAAGATATGGCAAATTATTCCAAGTAGAAATACAAAATGTAATAGGATTAAAGTGTATCATAATATGCATTTTGCTTGATTTGTCGTTCAATTGTCTTTGGATGTTGTAATGCTAATGATTCGTCTGCTGGAATAGATGCATAACTTAAAAATCCATCTAATCGTTCGTGCACTTTGTTAATCCATTTAATCTCCGGTTTATTCTTCCATATTCTCCATTGATAATCTGGCCAATTTATCCATCCATGTTCATTAACATTCCAGCCCCATTGTTGCACGTGATCTTGATCCATACCATCTACTGTATTTATTCTAGGTACTAATATCGTTTCTATTTGAGAATTAGAATTTAGTACATCTGGCAAGTATTGAATCAATGTTTCAGTTGGTAATTCATCTGCATCAATTTGAAAAATCCAATCGCCATTACACAAACTAGTTAATTTATTTTTCCAATCTGCAAAATGTCCTTGAAATTCTGATTTATGCCATGCAAATTCTCCATTAATGGAATTAGCTCGTAGAAAAGACTCAACTTCAACGTCTCCGTTTTTTACATCATACAGAACAACAATTTCATCATGTATTCGTTTATTTTCTAATAAAAACTTAATCAATCGTTGTATTTCTATAAACTCATTACATACTGTAACTGCATATGTTATTTTCATGCTTCGACTTTTTTTAATTTAGGCAATGTTAATTTAGGTAGTTCCAATTGTACTTGCTTTGGCACCGATGTTAATGCTGCATCAACAATAGCTAATACTTTTTCATATATGGCCGCTACGGCAGTTTTAGTAAACGTTGAATTAACAAAATAACGTTGACGTTTAGCTAATTCTTGCCATTTCTTATAATTTTTTTGTACCTCTTTCATCATTTTTCCAGCGTACGTGTAATCTGGCGTAAACCATTTAGCGCTGTTAATTAAAAATTCATTCTGCGCAGATGGATGAATTTCAGTTAATCCGCCTGGTAATGCACATATAAAATCTTTTTTAAGAAAATCAGCTTGGCCAGAGTAATGTGGTGCAATGATTGGTTTGCCGGTTGTTGAATATTCAAGTAGTGGCCGGCCAAAGCCTTCAGATTTTGTAAATGATATCATGGCTTTTATTTTAGGATGATTATAAAGTAAATTCATTTCTTCGTCAGTTAAGTCGCCATGTAACAAATATATGTTTGGTAATTTTGCTCCAGGAAACATATCTCGAATTTGATTGATTTTATTTTCAATCTCCATTCGATCCATAACGGAATATGTTGCTCCGCTAGATTTCATAACAAGTGCAGGTGCATCTTTTTGATTTTTATATGTATTAAAAAAACAATGAATTAATCCACTGATATTTTTTCGATCTTCTCCAACTTGTCCTTGTAACCAATGTCCAACCGATAAAAATGCAAATGTTTCTGGAATTTGATCTAAAATTGATAACTGTCCGATAACTTTGTTGTTGTAAATAGTTTCATCAAAATATTCTGGTACTACTTCAATATGCGTAGTAATAGATTTGTTGTGTTGTTTTGCTGTATTTTCAAATACCGTTTTAGTAAATTCGCTTGGAACAATAATCAATTGCATTGCATTTAAATTGTCAATCCATGATTCTGGACATATATCGCCTTCGGTTCCCGCAGTAACCCCGATATTATATTTGCCAACAGCTTGAAACTCATTTGGGACCGTAACTTGTACCCAAATATCGGGTTGGTATGTTAACGGCAAAGGGATAATTCTATCATTCCAATCTTTTGGTATTGGATATGTAAATGGAGTATGTCCCCACGGTAATGATAAAAGTTTAATATCCCATTCCGTCCCGCGTTGTTCTATAAAATTTGCAATCACTTCTCGTGCATGATGTCCATAACCTGATTGCGTAGCTACTGGAGATGCTATTATTGCTGTTCTCATTATTTTACAATTCCTATATTATCGTATGTTCGTTTTATAACTTTATTTAAAGTATATCTTGGACGTATAAACGGTTTAGATGCAAATAAATAATCAATCATTTCAATCATTTTTTGTCCCATCTGCTCCGCGGTAAGTCCGTTCTGTAAACACCATTCTCTGCCAGATTGACCCATCTGATCTCGAAGTGATTCTGGCGTGTCATACCAATATCGAATTGCATCAGCAACATCTTCAAATTTTACGCGGTCGTCAAAGATATATGGAGTTGGAGGCGATCCTTGTAAACTTCTATTAGATGGAAATACCGGTTTAGCCCAAACGCCATGTAATTTATATTTACCAGTATGGTTAGTTGCAAATTCTCCATCAAACCGAAGCCATTCTCCATTTTCGTCTACAAAACCACATTGATCTTGTAACCCGCCAGTAACATTATTAATAATAGGCGTTCCTGACAACATAGCTTCGGTTGAACTTAGCCCCCAGCCTTCATTACTACCAATATTAACTACAACATCGGCAACATTATACATAGCATTTAATTCTGCAGGCATCAATTTATGTTCTGAAAATAAAACTTTACAAGTCGGAGCAATTGTTTGATGAACTGCTCGCAAGTCTGTACCATTTTCATCTACGATTGCCGTATGCATCAATAATGCTACGCGTTGTTTTTGTTCTTCTGGCAATCCATCGACAAATGTTTTAAATGCTAGAATTAAATCTCCAGGTTGTTTTCTTCGAATATTTCTATTATTCCAAAATACCACAAACTCAACATCATTTTTTGTTTTGATGTTTTCATACATTTGTTTATATACCAGATCTGTTGTTTCTAACGGTTTAAATGTATTATGATTTAACCCATGCGGAACAAACCCAGTAATAATTTGATTATGTGTTACTTCCGATACATTTTCATTGGCATCATAATTTACAATATCAAATCCGTTTTGAGTAAGAACTTCACGATGAATGTTATCAGATTGTTTGCTAATACCCATGATCAAATCACAACTACCATAAAATGGCGCATTCCACATTGGATAAGGTAAATCATCCCAAATTGAGTAGTAAATTATAGGAATGTTATAAGTTGTCTTAATTTCATGTTCGATAGCATACAACCAAGTCCAATATCTCGGATCGGTAAAATGAAATATTGCATCTGGATGTTCTTGATTAATAATTGCCATTACGATATTTCTATCACCATAACCATTATATGGAATAATTTTAACAGATGCATCTTCAATGCCCGTTTCTTGTGCAACTTGTGCTGACAAATCAAATGCTTGGCCTGCTTCTGGATGTTGTAGTGCCGCACCTAATTGAACCCAATCATAATGATGTACTGTGTTAAAAATAATTTCTCGGCTA